GTAGAAAACGGATATTTGGCTAAAGCACAAGAACTTGAACAACGACTCGACCGCTTGGAAAAAGCAAAGTGTGACTGTGGAAAAAAACCTTGTAAGTGTAAAGACTGTCCAAGTTGCGGCTCTAAAATGAACAAGATGGGTTGCATGAAAATGGGTTGTGGTGGTAAAATGGTAAAGGCTGAAAAGTGTCCATCATGCGGCGGCAAAATGCAAAAGGGTGGCTGTATGAAGATGGGTTGCGGTGGCGAAATGGCTAAAGCAGAACCGGGTTTCAAGGCAGAAAAAATCACTGATGTGAACCCTGCTTTCATGTCCGAAACTGGTGGACAAACCAAGAGTGGTTATTTCACTACCAATGGTCGCACTATCGAAACGGAAGATGCAAAACCAAAGCGTGCTAAAGACAACAAGAAAGTTGACATGGGCAAACTTGGCGGTCGTATGAACCCACATGCTGGAACAGGCGTTGAGCGAGAAGATTCGGCTGGTGAGCGATGATGGCGAATCCAAAATCGGAAATGCGAGAAAGTGCCGTACCTACGATTTGTGGAACTTGTGGTGGGACACAAAGAAGTGGCTGTTTGCTATACAATGGTATGGATATACACGCTTGCCCTCAATTCACATCGCTATGATTGGCGGTGATTGATTGGACAAAAACCACTTCTATATTTGCGGCAACGAACTGCTCAAATCTCTTGAAGATGGTCTTGACCTTCGTACCAGTGCGGCAGAATACATTCTTGCTTTTGATAACCTCGATGTGAAACCATCCGAGTCGTTATACAAGTCATTGAAAAACACTGCTGAATTGATTATCAAAAATGAAGAAGAAGAAGACGCAAAGGTAGAAACTGATTATCATCTTCCCGAAGGCATTGGGTATCTATTCGCAATGCAACATTCGCACGGAGAACCTACAAACCATGTATGGAAAGATGGATTGCAATCACCAGTCAATATGAACCAGCGTCACGCAGTATGGCCGTACTACCAACCAAAGGATGGTCGTCACCCATACCAGCGACACCACTTTCCATTCCATGAAGTCAATCATCCATTACTTCGTACTAATGCTGTGACTGGGCAACCGCACTTCATTGAAATGCTTCGTGCTCACACCCTTGGTGGTCATTCGCAAAAAGAAAAAGAAATGGAAAAAGAGTTCTTCAAACACATTGGCCCAAAACACCCTATAGTCGATGGTCACCAAGCAGGTGATAAAAAAGTCAACATTATTGGAAGTATCACACCTCATGGTACGATGTTAAGCCACCAACACGACTTGTATGAAAGGGACTTTCACCGATGGCAAAGAAGCAACTCAACAAAATACGATGAGATGATTAAAGAGGGTCTTGAGCCAAAAGAAGCATTACAGCGTATGCGTGAGGCTCACTTTGACGAAAGAGCGGCTGATTGGGTGTCAAATGACTCCACACTGAATGTTGATACATATGATGAACATCCTAACAATCTTGGACACCTTGGCTACAATCTCGGTCTTGAGTGGTTAAATCCCGAAGAGCGTACTGCTGTTATGAATCACATTGATGAAAAGGGACTGGACAAACATGATGTGATTACCCTCCCCAATGGAGAGAAGATACCATCTGCTCGCCTCAAGTACAACGCACTTATGCGTATGACTCCCGAAATGAACTGGGCTACTCGTCCAATGACAATGCCGGGAAGAAACGCTCATTATAGTCTTGAAGACAACGATAATGATTACACTAAGGGGGAACAGGGAATGTTTCTCCAAAGTGCATTAGGAAGACTTTCTCATGAAAAATTACCGGAGTTTGAAGACCAGTCGATTGCATCACTTATTCTTCAAAGAATCAAAGACAATTACGGTGAGAGGAAATTAAGTCGCCTTCCCCGCCTTGACATACACAAAAATCCAATGAAAGAAATGGACTTTGATGAACTGCTTGGTGCATCCCGCAAACATGGGAAGAGTAAGGGTCATGGATTTGATAAGATAAGAATGTCGAAAGAAGATTTGTTGTACTTAGCAGGGTATGACCCAAAGACTCGTGAACTTTTAACAGACCATCCAATTCATGGTAAATTAGACGAACCTGTGGTTTCTGCTGATATGATTGATTACATTGAAGCGATAGGTAAGTCACAAGGCTCAATGCATCAAATAGCAAAAGATGTTCGTAATCATAGGGCTTTCTTCACTGCCGCACACGGCCCGCATCCAAATGAAGATAAACCGGAATATTGGCGAAGTGCAGAAAGTGGAGATTTCACATATGGGCCGGGTAGGTTTTGGAGCACGCCGTTTCAAAGTTTAGGTGGTGCTGGTATGTCACATTCTACATACCACGAAGTGCTACATGCCACACACGCTAATGAAGATGGGTTATCACCATTCACTGAACTTTCCGATGGTGGAAACAATTACATTCACCCTAATTCAAATAACACCACGCTGGCAAATCATTTCATGCCTTTGAAATCTAAAGTAATAGGTGAAGTAGTGAGTGGTAAGAAGGGTTCAAAGTTTGTGTATCATAACGATGCTGACCTCCTTCAAAACTTATTGAGTCCGTTTGGTACTTCAAAGAAGCATAAAGGGAGAGAGGGTGCAACTGATAAGAATAATTATGCTGAACATAAATCTTCTTTACACCCCGAATACGAGTATGCTATACGACATTTAAGTGCCGCAGAAAGAAAGAATCGTTATGGTACTCATTTACAACCGATGCAATTCCCTCATAGTAGTAATCCTACACTTAACATTGGTGGACACACAGGATATGGTTCGTCACCAAGTGATACAAATATGCATATAAACGCACAATTAGCACACTTTATTGAAACACTTGGAGGTCGTATGAATCACATTAACACGCCCGCTATGAAGAACATGATGGCCGTGAAAGATTTCCTGCGTGGTGACGAAGCATTTAGCGGTGGTGTCTCTAAAGACGAGTTCTTGGACTTCATGCGATGGGGTGCTGGTGGATATTCTTTCAATGCACTACAAAATCAAGTGTTGGATAATCCAAGTTTGAATCATGGACTTTCGGCTGTGACTCAAGCATCGAAGATTTTAGGCACTACAAACCCAAAAGCCGTATTGGATTATTTGCTTGATGGTGATAATCATGAAGAATTAAATCGTGCGATGATGGGTCGAGGGCTTGGAGAGTTTGACAAGAGTAAATTGAAGGATTCGATTTCTACGATTATGGGTACAATTGATGATGAAATAAAAACCAAGAAAAAGAATCAAAAACACAAAACCACAATCACTTCAAGCGAATCCGACGCTATTCAAAGAATGTTGCAGTTTGGCGGTGACTTACCAGCATCACAAAAAGAAAATGAGTTAATGACCGAACTGACTGAATTAAACCAGTCGTTTGCATCGAGTCAAAACCCCGAAGAAAGAATGTCTTTACAACAAGAAATAATGGGTAAAGAAAACGAACTTGCGGATATACAATCTAAAATTAGTGCAAAAAAACCTACTTCGCATTGGGAAAAAGATGCTAATCGAACTCATTCTTTAATGACAGGGCATCGACAAACAATTGCTCAAGTGGCTCGTGATATTATTCTTCCTAAGTATCTTGAGCATGACCCCGATGCATTTAACCCGGACAATCCACAACAGTTCATTGATAACAACGCACAACTGTTCCGTGACGCTCAACGATACATACTTTCTGTGCCTCATTCTGTTCATGGTATTCACTCTACAAATTACGGTATTGATGTTGAATCAAAGGTGAAGGGGAAGGGGAATGTACCATTCCATTCCACTGTAGCAAACCATCTTTCCACAGATGGTAAAATGATTGATGGGAACATGAGTGTACCCGAAGTGTTGAAAATTCTTAATGTGGAGGCCACACCTGTTGCTAAGGAAAAAGCACGAGAACTCATCGAGGCTTCTACGAAAGCAAACACACCGCTCTTCGCCTCGACTGTGAAAGACATTCTTACCAGTGGTAAGGTGGAGGGCTTTCAAGGTATCAATCTTGACCACTTTTCAAGTGAAGAATTGATGAGTAAGCCGGAAGATGAACTAAGTGGCGAAGAAAGGTTTTATCGAAGTGTGAGAGAAAACGGTTATCATAATGCTATTCAAGAAGCACAGCAAAACTTTGACCATAAACAATGGAGAACTCACCCTTCACATTCTATTCCTCGTGGTGTTGCCATGCAACTCAATCCACAACAATTTCAAATGTCCATGTTAGCGGCAGGTCTTGGAGTGATAAGTGGTGATGTGCACAATGCAAAAGGATTTGGCAGTAAAACAAAGGCTCGTAAAACAAACGAAACAAAGAATCATCTTGATACCATTGTGCATTTCGACCCTCGTATTTTAGACGATGAAGAGGGTATCTTTACACCGGGTGAAGAAATTGTTGAGTCTGCAAGCATGGGACAGCGACCTGTAGGTGCTCCAAATCCAAACAACGGCTCAATAATGGATATGTTTGATTCGGGAGCATGGCATCATGGTTATGAAGCAACACCCTCTATTGGTGCTGAATTTGACGCACAAGGTAATGTTGTAGTTGGTAGCAATGTGAGTACGGGTCTTTACCACAGTGTCCCTCAACAACTTTCCGAGATGGTACATGGAAAAGAAACTGTACAAAATGTATGGTCGAATGCACCACCACCAATGTACCCCGACAATCCTCATCAAAGTATGAACATGGAAACCGCTGAAACTGCCAGCGAGGTTCCTTACACAGTCGCCGCCAGTGAAATGACGAATTTGATTACTTCACTACTTGACCCCGATGTTTTATTGTCGAAGAGTGATGATGCGAAATGGAGTCCTCCTGTACGACCAATGCATCGTATTTTTGAAATGAGTGACCTTGAACATTTGCGAGGATTTACTGGTTCATGGGTAGTGAGTAAATGGTATGATGGTCAACGAATCATCATTGTACGCAAAGATGATGAAATCACAGCGTATAATGAGGATGGTAAAAAGAAGGGGCTTCGTAAAGCAACTAAAGAAGCACTGGATAAAATGAGTGACAAGAACTACACATTGGATGCGATTCTTGGGGAAGAAGAACTTAACATCATTGACATTCTCAATTACGACGATACAAATGTAGCCGAAATGGCGTTGTTTGAGCGATTGAAAATCTTACGCTCACAGTTTGATAGTCAAGAACATGTCATTGTACCCGGTCCACATGATACTCGTATGACTGATGATGAGGGGTTGGAGGATGCTGTGAAGAACCTCAAAGAAGACCACGACAATATTCTACTTCGTGATAACAAGTCTACATACATGCGTGGTGAACGCAGACACCCTAAGTGGATTCTCTATAGAAATACTCGTGATTTCAATTTCATTGTTCTTGACCGTAGAGGCAATGGTCCTTACACATACCAACTTGGTGCTGGTCCTATTCTTGAAATTGAAGGTCTTGGAAACAGGGCTGTGGAACTCAACGGAGAGCATTACATGGATGTAGGAACTTCACACAATCAACAAAAGGTGTTCAAGGTAGGAGATATTGTGCGAGCATCAATCACTGGTATATCGAAAAAGAATCGTAAAAACCGCCCAGTGTACAATGTGCAATTCAAAGAGATTGAAGGGGATGGTGAAGGTGAAGGAGCCGCCAGCACTGAATCACTCGATTTGATTACCAAGTCTTTCACTCCAATTCTTATTCCACACGACATTGAATATGTTGACGATGAAGTACATATTGTTCTCAAAGATGTTGATACGGTTCGTTATCAAATCGAAGAAATCGGTGATATGTGGTACTTGCATACACCAAAGAGTACAATGGGCGACCTTACAAAAACGGACTATCCTGTAGTGTTGGCTGAAAGTTTAATGCCATACTGGTCTTCTGTAGCACCTCTTATGCTCAAAGGATATTTGACAAAAGCAACCGAAGTTGATATGCCGAAGAAACCAACTGAAGCGCAAATGGAAGAAAATAGTGCGGGTATCATTGACGATGATGACGAGAATCGTTTGCTTAAGCCCAATCAAACCAAGAAAGCGTTGGAAATAATCACAAGAGCACTGGATAAAATCACTAAAGAGCGTATGACATGGACAGGGCCAAAGGGTCTTGGAATAGATGTTGGAACTCCGCAAGAATCACCTCGTGGCCCCACTAAGTTGCGTGACGATTCAACTCTTCCCGATTTTAGCGGTGAAAAGAAAATTACTGATGAAAAGAAAGAGAAGAAAAAGGATGGACTGAACCACATTCAACTACAAACTGATGAAGGTGAAAATCTCTCTATAGACTACGAGGATGGACAGCCATTGGTATCTCACTCATAGCGTGTGGTATAAATACCATAACAATCAGTCGGATGGTTAATGCTCGCTATTCAACGGCCTACTGACGGTATCACTCTACTCAAGAGTGGTAGCGACTTGGTTGTTGCTGGCTACGCATCGGTTGAACTTGTTGACAAGCAAGGTGACCTTATCACCCGTGGAGCACTACGAGATGCTTTTGACGGGTTTATGAAAGGTGACAAATACCGCAATGTACAATTGGCACACTCCAACATTCAAGTTGGTGAAGTGATTGACAACTACATTGATTCTAACGGACGAATGTGGAAATCCGAAGTGGATGACACAGGAATGTTCGTTGTTGTACAACTCCGCAATGATATTGAGAAGGCTCGTGAAGTAGCCGCTGAAATCCGCAAGGGCAACCTTCGTGGATTTTCTATTGGAGGACAAGCATTCAAGCGAGTGCGAAAGTCCGACATGGAAAAAGGCGACTACCAAGAGATTTCAAAGATGGAACTGCATGAGGTGACAATTTGTGAAAAGGGTATCAATCCCGAAGCACAATTTAGAATTTTGAAGGAGGACACTACTATGACAGACGATAACAGTGATTTGAACGGCATTATGTCGAGGCTTGAAGCACGATTGGACGCAATGGAAAAAGGAGAACTACCTCCTGCACTCCGTGAGCACATGAAGGGCAAAGAAGGCTCCGATGAACCTAAAGAGGAAAAGAAAACCGAAGAAAAAGGTGACGACATGAAAGAAGACAAAGATGATGAAAAGATGTACAAGGGTGAATACAGCGATGTTATTTCCTCCGAATACCTATCTTGGATGGAAAACACTCTCAAGTCTGCTGGTGTTGACACCATGGGTGCACGAGCACACTTCGACAACTTGGAAAAGGCACAACTTGGTGGCTTCGACAACCCCGACGCCGTTGACGGTGCTGACTACTTCGGTGGTCAAGTCCGTGGCCGAGGACAAGAGAACGGAAGCCCATCAACTGGTGCAATTAACGCTATCACAGCATCCGGTGGAAAA